TCTACCATCAATTTAGGGTCAGCTAGTACCGTGGCTCACGCCGGCGGAATTATCGCATTCAAACTCGAATAACATGAATCCAGAACAAGCCATCCAAATACTGTCACAAGTTGCTCTCGCTCACGTTGGCACACGCAAAGATCACGAAGTGATCGAGGCCGCGCTCAAAGTGCTATCTGAACTAGTTAAAAAACCACACGACAATGCCCCACCAAATGAATGACAACATTAAGGGCTTCCTCGGCACAGTTGCAAGCGGTGCAGCGGGAGTTGTTGGATGGCAGAGCAATCTAGAGTTCTGGCTGAAAATCCTGTCGCTCTTCGTCAGCATCGCGGCGGGTGTCCTAACCATCGTTCACTACGCTAAGAAGAAATAATGCCACTCACAAACACATACCTAGTCGAAGGTGAGAACGGTTTTATCGGGATGCAGTCCCGCAATAATCCGCTCGAACTAAAGGCAGGCTACGTTCAACTGTCGCAGAATATGCGCCTTGACCGTGGCACGGCTGCTGTACGGCTAGGCATGAAGCGTCTAACCTCTGGCGCGTCCATCGGTGTGAATATTTACGGGTCCAGCACCTTCTCAACCAGCACCGGCACAGAGTACATCATACTGCTGACCGGCAGCGGTCTGTTTTCGTACAATACGTCAACGCTCTCTATCGGCAGCATCATTAACTACCCAACAGGTCGCACGATCACTGCCACCGACAACGTGGACATCGTGCAGGCCAACAACGTGGCCTACATCTTCCGGGGTCAGGGCGACGCGCTGAAGACTGTCACCAGCATCACTCGCGTCACGACAACAGCCACTGCTACGATCACGGCGCACGGTTACGCAAACGGCGACGAGGTGATTATTACGGGATCAAACCTCACTCAATACAACGGATCGTATGTGATTTCTAATATCACTGCCAATACCTTTGACTACACGATGGCGAGCGATCCCGGCGCATCCTCTGGCGGCACACCAGTGTGTCAGAAGGGCAAGGCTCCCCTCGTCTGGGATGGCGCCACCACGATTACGGTTGTCCCACAGGGCGTCAGCACACCCGGCGCTGAGAATATGCCGACGACAGACTTTGGTCTGTACTTCAAAAATCGGCTAATCCTAAAACAGACCCGCGACTCAATCTGCGCCAGCGACTACCTAGACTACAACACTTGGGACCTAGATTTCGCGCAGTTCGTAATCAACCTTGGCGCAAACGATTTCATCGTTGGATTCCAGCCTTGGCAGGAAGATAAGTTTATTATCTTTCAGCGCAATTCGATGTACTACGCTTACGTCGATCCAAACGGTTACACCGCCGGCGCTGCCCCAGGCTCAACCTCGTTCATCCAGTCTCTCACGTCAGAGTTTGGCTGCTCCGCTCGGCGCTCTATCGTTAACGCCGGCGAATACATTTTCTTTCTTTCAGACAACGGCGTGTACCTACTCAATCCTAGTCTAGATCTAAAGCTGCTAGGTAACACGACCCCACTGTCTGATCCTATCTCAGACGTTATCGCCAGAATTAATACGACCGCGGTCAGCAAGGCTGTCGGCAAGGTGTTTAATAACCGCTACTACCTAGCCATCCCAATCGATGGTTCGACTAGGAACAATGCAGTCATTGTGTACTCCCTGCTCAACAAGGCATGGGAATCGGTCGATACCTTCCCAACCGGAATGTACGTCGACAGCATGGCAATCGCTCTTTACGGGCAGGCCAAGCGCCTCTACTTCATCAACCAAGAGTACGGCATCTTCCTGAGCGAGGAGTTGGCCTACGATGAGCTAACCGACAGCACAGGTGCGCCCGTGCTTCCGTTTGTTCTGCCGGCGATCATGACGACCTCATTCCAGCCCAACGCCATCGCCGGGCAGATCCTGACGCGCAGATATTTCTACGACACCTACGCCTCAAAACGATTTAGCTACGCGGAGGCAGACTTGAACTGCAACGCCGGCGACTCGATGACGATCACGGCCATCGCCACCAATCCCGACAACACGTCGCAGGTGTTTAGCTTTGCTTCGTCTAGCGCAGAGGACTTCACAAAACGCTTCCGCATCGCAAAGCGCGGGTTTGGTCTCGATCTAAAACTTGAGTCAGTGACAGGCCGGCCAACGGTGCGCGGTCTTAGGATCTCAGCAACCATGCCCGGAAAGAACGTCGTATCCGAAGAATGATTCCAGCACTACAAATCGCCGAAGACCTTTACAAAAAAAATGGTCTTGTTCTGGGGAAGGATCTTCACTCCTACCTCACGCACGGCTTTGTGTTCTCCTCGCCGGCAACAATCATGATAGGTCGCCCTATCATCGAGGCAGAGTCAGACCGCTGGCTGGAGCCAGAGGAGTATCACCTCGCAGACTCATGGTTTGTCAAGATGGCTGTCGGCGACGGCGCCCTCAAGTGGTTCATCACCCGGATGCCGTGGCACCTGCCAAAGGTGATCTGGCAGCGCGGGTTTAAGGGCGACGAAAGGTTGCGTGTCTTCGACACCGACAAACTTATTAAGAAAATTTTACAGTAACACTTAACGCTAAATAACATGGGATCTACAAACGTCCAAGCAGCACCAGCACGCGACTACGCGCAAGAAACATCGCAGACGCTGCAAAACCAGATCAATCTGGCGCCACAGCTCTACCAGTCCGAGGCGCAGTACCAGCCGCTGTACAACCAGCTCCAGCTCCAGAACACCCAGCAGGCTCTGCTTGGCGTTCCCGGCGGCCAGATGGGTATGCTTGACATCTACCGTCAGGCTTTGCCTCAGTACGGTCAGATTAGCGCAGAAGCTAACACCCAGCAACGCGCCGCTGACATTGCGGACGTGCAGAACCTTGGCCTACAGGCTTCGCAGGCGTTTATGGCAGCAAATCCTGAGCTGGCGGCATCGTTGCAACAGGCTCAGGGCTTCGCCGGTCCACAGCAGAATCAGTTTACTAACACACTCAGCCAACAGCTCGCCCAACAGCAGCCGCGTGAGAATATTTATGCGCAGCAGGTTGGCGCAGCGCAGATGGGCGGACCACAGCAAATCGGCGCGGCCCAGATTGGTGGTCCGCAACAGGTCTACACCCAGAACATTCGCGCCGGCAATATTGGCCAAGGTGCGCTCGGTGGCAGTCTATATAACCAAGCACTCAACGCCGGTCCGTCGCGAATCTCAAGCGCACTTGAGAGTGCTGTGCTGAACCAGATGTCGCCAGATGGCAGTCTGACGCCGGCTGAGATGCGTCAGGCCGAGCAGCAGGTCCGCGCATCCTACGCCGCACGCGGCATGGCAATGTCGCCCCAGGCTATTAGCGCAGAGGTGCAGAATCGTTTGGTCAACCAACGCGCACGCCAAATCGAAAACCTTGGGATGGCGCAGAATGTCAACGCGCAGTTGCAGCAGGAGCAGGCCGCGAACCGTAACTTTGCCGGCAACATTTATGGTCAGGACATTGGCCTACAAGGTCAGAATATTTCTAACCGGCTGCAGGCGCAACAGCTTTCACAACAGTATGGACTGCAAGCTCAGTTAGCCAACCAATCTGCTGGACTAACTCAGGCACAGGCAAATCAACAGGCATTCATGCAGTCGCAACTTGCGAACCAGCAGGCCGGGTTGACGGTTTCGGAAGCTAATCAACGCGCCATGATGCAGGCTCAACTTGCAAATCAGCAGGCCAATCTGGGCGCAGCCGAAAGCAATCGCGCCAGCAACCAGCAGCAGTACCAGAATTACATCCAGAACCTTGGACAGGGTTCGCAGCTCGCTAACCAAGAGTTGGCCGCGAATCGCGCCTACGCTGCGCAGATGGTTGGCTTGCGTCAGGCAACGTCCAGCGATCCATTCCAAGCGATCCTTGGCCGTCCCAGCACCGCATTCCAAGCGAGCCAAGGTCTCGGTGCGCAGGGTATGCAGAACACGCAGATTGCCGGTCCTGCGCTGTTTAATCCGGAGTCTAGCTACGCCAACAATATCTACGGTGGCAACCAGCAGTCCACAAATGCTGCTAACATCGCGCAGGCTCAGGCCAACGCATCAATGATCAGCGGAATTGCTGGTGGCTTGGGCGCAATTGCTGCCGCGCCGTTGACCGGTGGCGGTTCAGTTATTGGCAAGCTACCCTTTCTAAAAGGTTAATTTAACAAACTACATTTATGCAAAAGGGACCATATTTTAATCCTGTCCAGTACATTAGCCCCCTGCCCGAGGGTTATATGCAGGCGTCTACCAACATCGCCAACACGCTGGGCAAGGCGGCACAAGGACTTGGGCAGACCATTGCCTCAAGCATCGAGCAATACACCAAGAACAAGGAAGAGAGCCAATTTCTTGATGAAAAATTCCAGATGACTACTGGCAATCTTGAAAAATATAAAACAGACCCAAAATTTGCTGAAGATCCTAGAGCAAAAAAACTTGCAGA